CCTGTTGACGAAGCTATGGAGGCCGCGAAGGCCGAGGCTAACCCTGAGGTACTTGACGGAGACCTCGCTATCCCGAGTGAAGAAAACACGGGATACGGCGACCTGCTCGCTGATAAGTTTGATGGCGATGTTGAGAAGCTTGCCCAGGCTTATAGCGAGCTAGAACAAAAGATGTCCAAGGGTTCTCAACCAGAAGAACCTGCGGCACCTGTGGATGCAGCGGACATGGGTACAATCCAGCCGTACATTGACGAGTTTGCGTCTACCGGAGAACTGACCGATGCCTCGCGTGAGGCTCTGGAGAAGATGTTCCCTGCCGCTCTGGTTGAGGACTACCTCGCTAAGTCGGCTATGGCCCAGCAGTACGCCGCATCGCAGGAAGAACAGCATCTTGCAAACATCTACGATACCGTAGGTGGTGAATCCCAGTACGCACAGATGGTCAACTGGGCCTCAAATACTCTGTCACCAGAGGCTATCGAGGCGTTCAACGATAGCGTCAACGGCACGGCTCATCAGGCCGAACTAGCCGTTCGTGGTCTTGCGTCCCAGTTTGCGGCCAGCGGGGCACCTAAAACGCCCAACCTCCTTCAGTCAAAGCCCGAAGGCGTAACAGGAATGGCTCCTTATGAGTCCTTGAGTCAGGTCACCCGTGACATGGCAACCAAGGAGTACAAGGAAGACCCTGCGTTCCGCGCCAAAGTCCACGCCCGTATGGGTGTCTCCAACGTAATCTGAGGATCTAGTTATGCCTGAAGTCTCTCCCGGTTCCCTGTTCAGCACCAGCGAAGGCTGGTTCACTTCCATCACCACTTACATGATGAGCGACCTGATTGCGGGTAGCAGCGACTGGCGAGTTCAGTCTGCTGGTGCTGTCGCACTCGCCATCATTGTCGGCGCATACATTGTCATGCGAGCTAAGGTCAAGATGGCTGAAGCTCCCAAGGAGGGCGTGTAATGAAGCGTCTTGCCCTTGTTGCGGTCTTCACTCTGATGACCGGATGCGCCGTCTTGGAAAAGGAAGTGTTTCTCGACAATCCTGACGGCACGGTCACGGAGACCACCGTTGGCGACATCATCGCTGACTCGGCAACTCCGACTGGTGAAGCTGTCGGCACCGTAGTCACAGGCTTCACCGCCAACCCCATGCTCGGCGGCGGTGCTGCCGCGCTAGTGGCGGGCCTCCTTGCGGGGCTACGCCGCAAAAAGAAACAAGCAACGACACCCGCAGAACCTACTGTCTGACCCAGCCCGACTTTGATCGGATAACTGGCCGCTCCAGGGTACGGATTACTCAGGTGGCGTGTTGTAACCCCATGACACCCTCCAAGTTTTTTCTACCCCCTTATCTAAGGAGTCACCAAAATGGCTGACATTTCACGCCTCGGTCAAAAAGACGCAACTGCGCCTGATTACGACCTTTTCCTCAAAGTCTTCGGCGGCGAGGTTCTTACTACATTCCAAGAGTCTAACTTGCTGATGGACAAGCAGATGGTTCGCACCATCCAGTCCGGCAAGTCGGCTCAGTTCCCTGTTCTCGGTACTGCAACCGCCAAGTACGCCGCCCCCGGCGACAGTCTGGTGGAAGGTGATGACTACCTCAGCCAGATCAAGCACAACGAGAAGATCATCAACGTTGACCAGTTCTTGACATCCAACGTGATGATTGCGGACGCTGACGAACTGATGAACCACTACGATGTCCGCTCGTCTTACGCGACCATGATTGGCCGCGCTCTGGCGAAGCAGATGGACATCAACATTATCGGTGCGATCTACGGTGCGGCCTCGACGGCGACTGGCGATGTCGGCAAGCCGGGAGGTACGGTCCTCACCCAAGGAAGTGCCGACAGTGCGTCTGTCATCATCGACAAGGCGTTTGAGGCTGCTCAGGCTCTGGACGAGAACGATTGCCCTGCGGAAGACCGTTTCCTTCTTATGAAGCCCGCCGCTTACTACGCCTTGACTCAGGACCAAACTGTTCTGGATAAGGACTACAGCGATGGCTCTGGTGACTTTGCCGAAGGCCGTGTCTACAAGATCGCAGGTTTGACGATCCTGAAGACCAACAACATGCCTACGTCTGCTTCCATTGCCGCCGCCCCTGTTACGGGCATCAACAACGACATGTTCGGTGCTAATACGGACTACCTCGACACGGACTGGACGGGCGTTCACCAACTGGCTTTCCACAAGTCGGCTGTTGGCACCGTAAAGCTCGCCGACCTCTCGGTCGAAAGCGAGTACCAGCTTGAGCGATTGGCTACCCTCATGGTCGCCAAGTACATGTGTGGTCACGGCATTCTGCGGCCTGAATCGGCTGTAGCCATCACCACCTAATGTTCTAGTCGGATTCCTCCTCTCCGACACCCCAGGGGTGACCTTGAGTTTTCTCAGGGTCGCCCCACCTTTTCCAACTGAAAGACCCCTCTTATGGCTATTACCCACACCACGAAACTAGAAGCAGTCAACACGATGCTTTCGGCGGTGGGGTCTAGCCCCATTAGCAGCCTGTCCGGCGCAATGAACGCGGACGCTGTGGTCGCTCAGAATATCCTTGATGAAGTCCTGCGAGACACCTTGAGCTTCGGCTGGGCTTTCAACTCTGAAAGTAAGGTCGAGTTTGCTCCGAACACCAGCAACGAGATTGTGCTGAGTGGTAATGTAGCTCGCATTGACAACACCCCCGGCTACGACACGGACTATGATGTAGTCCAGCGGGGGACCAAACTCTACGACCGGAAGAGTCACACCTATACGATCACGGACACCCTGACCTGTGATGTGGTGTACTTCCTAGAATACGAAGAGATCCCAGAGGCGGCTCGCCGTTACCTGATGATCCGCTCTGCTCGCATCTTCCAAGACCGTATGGTGGGCTCTGCAAACCACCACGCTTACAACATGCAAGACGAAGTGAAGGCTCTTATGGACCTGAAGGATCACGAAGGCGACACCGCTGACCACTCGATCTTCCAGAACTCCGATGTCTTCCGCGTTATCAACCGTCCGACAGCCCTGAATAACTCTAGTATCAACACGCTCTAATGGCCCTAGTCAGCACTCCCGTCCCCAACTTGATTGGTGGCGTTAGTCAGCAACCAGCGTCTATGCGCTACCCCGGCCAAGCCGAGGAGCAGGACAACGCGATGTCCACGGTTGTCGAGGGGTTGGCGAAGCGTCCTCCGACTGAGCATATTGCCAAGGTATCCGATGATACCTCTGGTGACCTGCTGATCCACACGGTCAACCGGGACACGACTGAGCGTTACGTTGTAGCCTTGGGTGACCAGAGTGCCCTTCTGGGCAACGCTCTCAGGGTCTACGACATTGACGGTACGCTGAAGATGGTGCGGGATAACGGGGGCAACCCCGCTACCATAGATGATTTTGCTTATTTAGACTGCTCGAACCCCGTGGAAGACCTGAAGGTTCTTACGGTCAACGACTACACCTTTATCGTCAATAAGACAAAGACGATTGCGCTGGCTGCGGACACTACTACGGACCCCGGCCACCAAGCGTTGGTCACGCTGGTCTTAGGTAACTATAAGACCCAGTACACGGTCAACGTCAAGTACGGGGCAGATAACATCCAGGTTACCAAGGAAACCTCCGAGACTGACGCGGGGGACATCCAGACTACCAAGATTGCCTCGGACATCTACACCGCGCTGACTGTGGGTACTGCCGCAGGCTGTACGATCAGCCGCAGCGGCTCTGGCAGTTACCTAGCGGACGCGACCAACGGTTGGGACTTGTCTATCTCCGGCTCCACCATTGCTATCAAGCGGACTACGGTAACCGAGGACTTCATTATCAACCTTGAGGACTCAGTTGGCAACGGTAACGCTACACTGGTCAAGGACACGGCCCAGACTTTCACCGACTTGCCGCTAGTGGCCCCCAACGGGTTCACCACAAAGATCGCAGGTGACCCTGAGTCGGGAGCGGACGATTACTACGTCAAGTTTGTCACCACAAACGCGCTGCCCTTTGAAGAAGGCACTTGGGAAGAGACGGTCGCCCCCGGCATCACTTACAAGTTGGACTCAGCGACCATGCCACACTTGCTGCTTCGGCAAGCTGACGGTGATTTCCGGTTCACTCCCGCTGACGGGCACACTTACACACTGGGCTCCGACGAATACACCGTCCCCGAGTGGGGCGAACGCGAGGCGGGCGATGCCGACACCAATCCTGACCCCAGTTTCGTAGGGGGAACCATCAACGATGTGTTCTTCTTCAAGAACCGTCTGGGGCTGCTGTCTGGCGAGCATATCCTGATGAGTGAGGCTGCTGTCTTCTTCAGTTTCTTCAGGACCACCGTGACTCAACTGCTGGACTCTGCGGTCATCGACGTTACCGCAGCCCACACGAAGGTCGCTGTCTTGCGCCATGCGGTCCCCTTTGTGGAAGTGCTGGTGCTGTTTAGCGATCAGACCCAGTTTGTCCTGAGGTCCGAGGGCATGCTCTCCCCAAGAACTGTCAATATCACTCCGTCATCGGAGTTTGAGAACAGCCGCAACGCCGAGCCCGTAGCTACGGGTGACGCGATCTTCTTTGCTACGGACCGTGGGTCTTACGCGGGTGTCCGCGAGTACCGCGATGTCTCTAGTCAACGCCTGAGCTTTGAGGCCCTAGAGGTCACGGC